GCAATAATAGCACTGATACTTCCGCAGTAAGAAGCAATTACATTTATACGTTCCATTCGACACCTCACTCAGAAATTTTGTTCTCAGTCATATTCTTCCAAGCATTTTCAATCGCCTGCCTGATTTCAGTTTCGTCATAGTCGTAATGATTCTTCTCGCAAAGCTCCTTCAGATAAGTCTGAGCATATTCAAGCTTATCCTTTCCGAGCTTTGTTCCCTTGAAAAGAACTTCCGCCGCAGTAACAACAACCCTCGCCCAGTCCTGTAAGTTCTGCCACTGCGTAGCCGTAAGCTTAGCCTTTATCCAAGGAATGAGGAATGTTGAAACCACTGTTCCAACAAAAGCGATAACTAAAAGAATAACGTTTGTAATATCTGTATTTGTCATAATGTTACTTCCTTTCCGTTTTGACAGCCTTACCGCTTATCCAACCCTTGAGGTCAGTAAGGTAAAACCACCCGTTTAACGTATGCGAGTAAGCATACTTTTCACCAGCCTTAACGACCGTAAGAACCTTGCTTGCCGTGTTAGGAGAACTTCGCACGTTCCAAGTACCATCTGTAATTGTAAGTTCAGACAGTATTGGGGCATCTTTACGCTTCTCGGTCTTGTCCTCGTAAACACCAAGTTTGTTAGGTATACCAGAGATAGCGCAAATGTCTGCAAAACTATCATGGGCAATAGTCTTGCGCACTTCGTAGTGGCAATGTGATCCGCTTGACCTTCCACTCGAACCTTCTGTCCCCAAAAATTCTCCAACCTTAACCTTGTCGCAAACCCTTACCGCCACACTGCTCATGTGACCATAGTAATATCTGCTTCCGTCAGGCGCAAGTATGCGGACGTATGTACCAAAACCATTCGGGTCATTGTTCCCCGCAACCTCAACAACGCCATCAGTCGTAGCGTATAGATTCTTGGAGTCAATTCCAACAAGGTCAAGACCCTGATGCGCCTTGCCTTTGAACTCCTGCGACACTCTGAACTTGCCCTTGTAAGGCGAAAGTATTTCCTTTGCCTTCACAGCCTCAGACTTCTTCAACCCATTAAGTCCCTTGACCTTTATAGTCGTGGCATAATCATACTTGGACACATTAAGGTCACAAGCACCAGCCACACCGCTGCACCGCCCCGTGTCACCCTTGTACTGCCATATACCCCATGTGCCAGAGTAAGGGCATCTCGTTCCTGTCTGCTCACGATAATCAGCAATCCACATAGCAAATCCTTTGAGCCTGTCTATGTTAAGATATGACTGTACAAAGCTCGTGTAAGTGTAGAGCATTGCAAAATACCCAAGTCGCTGAAGCTCACACAGAAACTCATAACAAATCGCCGTGTTATCTTCCTTGGAAAGCTTTGTAGCGATCTTGTATTCTTCATAATCAAACGCAACAGGATATGTAATCTCATGACCCGTCAGCATCTTGACAGTGTTCTGCGCCGCAATCTTCGCAAACTTCTTGTCACTCATGTACGAATAAACGTACACGCCGACATTAAGCCCAACCGCAATTGCGTTCTTGTAATGCTCCTCAAACTTCTTATCTTTGGTAACACTGCCGTCCGAATTGAACCAACCCAGACGGATAAAAACAAAGCTCTTGCCACTTGCCTTTACAGCTTTCCAGTCATGTACGATGTTGTACTTGGAAACATCAATTCCGTAAATCATTTATTCACTTCCTAACGATAATCATTTAATATATTCTCAACCGTTATATCGGTGTTGTTCATGATAGCATTCGCCGCTTTAACTTTTGCCAAATCTTCTTCTTTGAGTTGTCTGCTTATCCGAAGTACATTCTCAGTCTTCGCTTTTATCGAATAGAACCCAGAATGTATAGCAAGCTCAGAGAAAGAAGCCGTGCAAATAACAGAGAGCGGGGATAGGTCACTCATACCTAATCTCCCGCTCAAAGCAATTATCACAAACGAAGCTATCACCACAAAGATAACAAGACCAATATTCAGCAGATATATCTTCTTACTAAATTCCATCTTCTGCTTCTTCATCAGCAAACCCCATTTCAGCTTCCGCAATCGTAATCTCGGAATAGTTTTCCGCAGCATCTCCACAGCCAAGTGAGAGCTTATTGCCGATAACATCTCCATCCACATTGATAAGTACCATTCCACCTTCAGCCGTAATCGTATTACCGTCAATCGTCATATAAACACCTCACGTTCCATATGAAGCCACAGTCCAATTTTTATTTGTGGCAACCGCAATCTCGTCTTCCGTCAGCGCATCATAAACCGCCTTGGCAAATGTAATAGTCTTTGCCGTTGACCCCGTGTTATCCTTTAACTTTGTCAGCATTTCCACTGCATTGGTCAATGCAGGCGAACTTGAAAACGAAATTGAGCAGTTGAAATCATCTGCAAGATTTACAGTTTCCAACGCCGAACAGTCATAAAACGACATATTAGACCCGTTTGCGGCATAAACAGTTGTCAACGATGATGGCAAAGTTAATGTTTTTAAACTCGTGCAACCTCTGAATGCCCTGTTAGAGATTGTTGTCATTCCGCTATGTACAACAAAGCTTTTTAATGATGAACAATTCTCAAATACACTTGTATTTAGAGCCTTTATTGTTGTGGGTAAATTAATTGTTTCCAACGCCGAGCAACCAGCAAAAGCAGATGTCCCAAGCGTTGTCAATTTATCAGCAGATTTAAATACTATATTTTTGAGACTTGTGCAATTTAAAAATGTGCTATTCCCAACGCTGGTTACATTTGCAGGAAGCACTATTGAATTCAACGCTTTACAACCTGCAAAAGAATCTTCAATTTTAACCACTGTTTCAGGCAGTGTGATATCAATCAACTTTTCACAATTTCCAAAGGCTTGGCTCGAAATTAATGAAACAGAAGTGTTTTCAAAATTATATACGTGCGTTAAATTAACACAGCTATAAACAGCTCGTGAAACCATACTATTTAATGTTGACGGAAAATGTATCGTGTTGACATACGTATTATAGTAAAAGCAACTGTCTTCAGACTTTGACGATCCCATCTTTGTAACGCCTTCAGGAACAACGACATCTCCGCAAGGCATAGCATATTCATTAATAGGATATATGCCGTTGATGATACCTCCGCTTGACCCACCGCCATAAACATTATTTGCAATCATGATATCACCTCACTCTTTAACTTAATAATAAGAGCCGATGTCGGTATAGTCTTGCATTTAAAAGTCAGACTGACTTCTGTTTCCTCCGCAAGATATACACCACATGTAGCATATTCTTCAAGCGATGCCACAGAGGGCAGGGGAGTATTAAGCTTCGCCATGTCAATCGTAAGATTGCTTATAGTCTGCGATTTTGCAGTGTTATCCCAACCCGCAACAGTAAGCGTTATATCCTCCGAAAGGGTTGTGCCACTTGAACCATTGGTAACGTCAAATGTTGATGTGGTTTCATCGGTGTATGTGATTGTGTATGTATCTACCAATCCGCTTGTCGCAGTCTTTTCAACCGATACAATACCTCTGCCATCATTGCCGTTCGTTCCATCAGAACCTTTTTCGCCCTGCGCCTTTGTAGGATTTTCACCTCGCTCACTATTGATAGTCCAATATCCCTCGGCATCAATGGCAATCTCGGGAATACCAGTAACCGCAATATCAAAGTTGCTGTTCTCCATGTCAGGTGTAATCGTCAAACCCGACAGCGTACCAGTTGTAAGAGCATTACTCAACGCAGTAAAATCAAGACCACTCGCCGAACTTGAGAGCTGAAGCTCATTGTCAACAACTTTGAAATCAGTCGCCGATACAGTATTGAACGGCTTGCCCGAGATATCAGTCCAAGCCGAAACGCCAGCAATAGACTGTCCGTTATATGTCACACTGCCATCGGAACTCTCAGCAAACTTATCAAGAACCGCCTTGTTGGAATGGTCGTGTAAATTATTTTTTATCGCAGAACTTATTGCAAGTACATCATTACTTACAACAAAGTCCGAAGATATACTTGCAAAAGGCTTGCCACTTACAGCAGACCAAGCAACAGCACCAATATAATTTTTGATCTGAGCCATAGTCGCCTTAACATTTATTGATCCCTGAACAGCAGGGAAAAAGTCGTTGTCCTCTAACGCCTGTGCGTTAGGCATCTGAGAAATCTTTGTATCCAAATCATTCACCTCACTCTGTAATTATCTGTTCTTTTCGCTCTGTTAACAGAACGCCGCCATCTTCCGTAAGAATATTAAACGTCTCTGCATCGCCAACTTTAACTCGTATGCTAGGCAGATCCGCAGGTTTTATCATCGGATTGTAACACTTGATTTCAATGTAGTGACTACCCTCATCAAGCACAAGGTCAGCAGTGTCCGTGCAAACCTCTGTGAAAAATACATTATCCACATAGAACTTGAACAACGCCCGCTGATTATTCCCGCTGAATGTGAAATGAACTACATTATTATCTACTGTGTAGGTGTAAGCAATTCCATCGAAATTTGCTGTATACACCTTCTCACGGTCAGGATAAAATTCATAGAACTTGTCGAGTTTCAGTGTTATTGTTCCGCTAGCCAAATCATTAGAAAGCTCAGAAAGAATATACATATCCGTCTCACCAGTAATAACAGATGTATATTCAAACTTCTCACCGACACCAAGATCACCACGAGTTATCTGATAATACATCGGCAAACAGCGGTCAACAATTGTAATCGTCAGAGTTTCAGTCAGCCTGTTGCGCTTGTATAATTCATACTCTGCCAGCTCACGGCAAAGGTCGTTGGAACATAACGCTTCATTGGTTATAATCTCACACTTTGTATCTTCCACATAAGCGTTTGTATTATCAGTCGCCACACCAAAGTATTTGCCAACAGCAGCGTTGCTCGATACAGTGCTTCCCGTTGTCGCAGTTCTTTTGTAATAGGTCTTGGTACTGTCAAAATTTGTGCCGTCAAGCGTAACAGCCGAATAAGACCCGTCATCATTCTTAATATAATACGTTCCTCTCGCACTCGCAGTAAGCGACACCTGAATGTAAGATGCCGTTCCTTGAGTTGTAACATCAACAGTTCTGCCCCAAACAGCAACTGCATTTCTGTAAGCATCTGCATTAACAGTCCGCTCTTCAGATACCACAAGGTCAGCAATGTGCCGACCAAGGATATGACAGGGTTCTTCCCACTTCATAGGTTCAGTCTCAAACTGAAACACACCATTGATATCAAATCTCATACGAGTTCCAATAGCCAAACTCTTAACCTTTTCAAAAACCTCGTACAATCCGCTCGATGAATCAAAATCCATCTCATATGGAAATTCAGTGCCAACAGTCTCACTCGCAGCGATGCTGTACTCATACGCAAACGGCGCATAGTTTTGAGTAAACTCGGTGAGAGTTTTCTGAATGTCAACGCCCGCTTCAACACGGATTATTTCAAACTGATTAAACGCCCACGAAGGAGCATTATGTCCACCAGCCCGACCGATGATAGTGCAGCCCTTGTCTGCCGTAAGACTTTCCATGAGGTCTGTCAACGTCATCGAAAGGGTATAGGTATTCTTATTGAATGACCATGAGTTTGAACCAACAGTGTAAACGCCAAACGGTATTTCAATTTCACCATCAGTCTCATTGTCATGGTATATCTTAAAGACTTTTATCTTCCCACGAAACCACCATGACATATTCTTCACAGACAATATCGGCTTCCACACATCATCTACAATAAACGTCAGCGTTCCGCTCGACATCATGTCTGAGTCGTCAGTAAAGGTGAAATTACCACCAGTTACACAACCCGTAAGCTCAGCGATAAGCCTTCCATCATCAGGCGTTCCCGAAAGCTCCGTGTCATAAAAAAGAACTCTCGCACGAATAGTTACCCCGTGGTCAGTCCACTTCATAGGCGTTAAGTAATTGCTTGTTATTCCTACACTCAAACTTACTCACCGCCTTCGCCGTTGCCAACCTCGAACCATGAGAACGTAATAGTTGTCTCCTTGGAATCAATCTCCTTGTTGCAGTTGTATACAATAGGGGATTGTATAACAACCCTTATGATGAGATTGTCCGACAGTTGTAACCACTTAGGCTTGCGGTTGCATAAAAAAGCTTCGACTTTGTATTTGTAATCTACATCATCGAAGTTGTAATCATATATACAATCAGTCTCGGTGTTATTGGAAAACAACCCTGTGCATTTGCCAGAGTAATAATTTGTGTTGCCAAAATATGTGGCAAACGGCTTAGAGTAACCAAGCGTTGTCTGTTCCTTAACCTCACCAATATTTTTCTGAACATCGTGGGACGTATCTACATTGGTATAAAAACTTGCCGTATTGTCCCAAATTTTTATGCCCTGAAAACGAGCCATATCATTCACCACCCTTATTCAAAATAATTCTCATAACCCTCCTTAATTTCGTTATAGAATATAGGAGCAGCTATAAACGCCTTCGTAATTTTGCTTTCATCTTCTATTATTGTAGGATTAAATGAAGAATTTACGTATTTGTTTGTATAATGCTTTGTTCCCTGACACGCTTCGCATACTCCATCATCAGTTTCATAGTACCATAATGGGGTTAATAAACTCTGATCCGTCGCATTGACCATTGCCGAACATTTATTATAAATCCAAACAAAGGCTTTTTCCAAATATGATTTGCGTTTTATATCTGGAATGTTGTATTCATTGAAAACCTTGTTTTTAGTTGTTTTACCTCCGCTTGAACTCGCAGAAGAAACTGCATCTTTGCCCCAATAAAAGAAAGTGCTTTCTTCATCTTTTTGTATTGCAGAGCTTTGAGTTTCTTTTATTTCAATGGTAGGATGACCCTTGATAGAAAGAATCTCATAATCGGAAATCAAACCACTGTATTCTTCTCCATACCAATGGCAGTTAGAACAATAATACCCATTAACAGCGCCATTTAATATATCATACACCTGATGTAATCGGCTGAATACTATATCGCAAATATACTTCGCCGAATTTGCAATATATACAGTAGCGTAACTATATGAGGAAGTTCCGTCTACGTTGCAGGAATATTTAAACTTGCAAGGCAAGCTCTTACTTTCCCTAACAGATGTTATATCCTTTTGCAATAAATAAAAAGCATCCCTAATAAGCGTTCTGTCTTGATTTAAAGCAACCGAAGAACTTTTTTCACCTTCTTTCAGAGATAAAGGTACACCATAAGGAGAGTTCCACGAACTGCCAAGTAATCCATTTTGGTAATCAGAATCCTCCCACGAAAATTCAAATTTATCTGAAAAAGATTTTTCCCCAACCGAGATATCTTCTATATTGTAATCGAATTTAAACCACGGAAGATGTTCAATTCGTATTGACACTGACATAGGATAAAACTTATCATAGTCATTCACAAAAGTTTTTTCAGCAATTGATAACCATTCATTGTTTGTTACATTTTCCATCGTTAACCCATTTGAATGATATGTCATCTTAACAAGCTTTGGCTCAAAATATATGTATACATACTGAACTTTTGTTGCAGGGACAACAGTAAACATCACATCATCCACGACAAGCTTGTCTTTGATGTTTTTTATATTTCTATAATAGTAAATGCCTTCAGGTAAATTCAAATAAATTGTACCGCCCGAAAAACAGCTGATATCATTTTCGGGAAGTATATTTCCTTCACTGTCTATTTTTTCTTTTTGAGAGTTTAAAATAATATGCCATCCACCAGCACTCGTTTTATCAGTTTTTGACAGATATACATTACCATCATCTGACGTAAATCTTATCCTGCTGTATAGACGTATTGTAATTTGGTACTTCTTCGCAACAGCTCCGCTTCTCAGCAAATACCCCTTGAAGAAAGATAACTCTTTGTCCGATAGGGGAGTAGCCGAACCCTTGTAATTGGTTATCTGTGTTGGCACATGAGATACACTCTCGGTACGACCAACCTCCGCACCAAGCCAAAAAGCCTGATTATCCAAAGCCTGTCCTCCTTTATATATACAAAAACACACCACCCAAATAACGAATGATGTGTTGATTTAGTCTTTATATTCTATACTTATATTCGTCCCATCAGGATAAACCGCCGAAGTAGGTCTGCCCTGACCATCTCTCACAAGATTTATAACCTTGTTCACAGTGACCGTATTCACCGAAGCAACAGGCTCACCGCTGTCGCCAATAACAAATGATTCAACATCAACCTCAGATTCAAAAACCATCTGATTTTTAGATATAACAATTCGTGTAGGCTCTTTGTCGTTTACGCTTTCACCATATGCATTTGTGATTTCACCGTTAGGCACATAAACTCGCACTACTTCATTAAGATAATGCACACCCTTATTCAGCGGTACATAATTGATAAGATTATTGTAAACAACCTTGTATCGCTCAGTACCATCTTCAATCGTTTCAATATCAGTTATGCGACCAATGTAAGTTTTGTCAAGAGCACCCGCAGCTTTGTTGGCATACCTACTATTGTAGGAAGTAAGTGTTGTTGCAAGATTGTTTGCCGACCGTTTTAATTCGTCTGATAATTCTCTCATATTTCACCGCCTGTATAAAAAGACTGTGCCAAGCCGAAGCCTAGCACAGTCAGAGATCTCGTATTTTATTTGTTGAGCAGAACAAACGCCGCTATAATTATTCCAATAATGGTTAAAACCATAAAGAATATTAAAATACCTTTAATTGTTTTAAGATGTTTGTTGGTTTTGTCTTGATTTTTACAAAGCCTATACAATAAAGCTAAATCAAGTTCATCGTCAGATGGAACCTGATTTTCGTAAAAGTAATTTATTCCATCAAATTTCTTTTCGTATTTAAGTTCTGCATCTTCTTGTGTTGCCTTTATTAAAGACATATATTCTTCTTCGGTGATTTCCCGCACTCTCTCACTTGCATATGCCTTTATACCTTGTTTATCCAAAGCCATGTGACATCCTCCTCAAATTATGTTAATTTATTATACCATAAAATGAAAGACTTGTCAAGTATTATTTATAGCAAGCCAGCGGTTGCCCGCCAGCCTGCTGTGCATTACCGACCGAAGACTACTTTATTACCATTAACAATGATACCATTAGTAATAGTATCAAGTGTGGTTTTCAGTAATCCTTCAAAATCGTTGCCTGAGTAACCCACATCAATCTTGTCAATGTGGTATGTGTTTGTCATGTTCTGAACCTTATATGTTATACTCTGCTGTATTTCCTGACCTCTGTTGATTGCCGCCTGACCGATAAGAGAAGTTTGCGATTCAGAGGTTATAGTAGTAGCTGATGCGCCGAGACTTTCCATAACGTTGTTAAGGTTTGTCATAGCGTCTTTGACCGAAATTGTTGCGCCGTGAACGTCATCAACAATTTCAGAGCTATCAGGGTTGTCATTTTTGTAAAGCGTACTTACACCGCCGAATGTGTAGGTTTTACCGTCAGATTTCAGAACGCCATTCGCTAAGAGATAGGAAAGTGTATCCTTATCCATGTTGGCAATAGCTTTCTGACCTTCTTCTGTACTAAGCGCATGATTCCATATTTCAGGATTTGACGCATCGGGTGCAGTGTCTCCGGTTGCCTTTTCAAGAAGATTGATTATCGTCTCATAATATTTAGAGCGAATGTCCTTGTCGTTTTCAAGAGCTGTTATCGCATCTTCGATCTTTGAAACTTCATCTTCCTTTTTAGCGTCAGCAATGTCTTTCTCGGCTTCTTTGACATTTTCTTCCGCTTCCTGAATAGCCGATGAGTCAGCTGTGTAGAACGTACCCTGTTTTGTCACGAGCATTACGGAGCGGTTTTGTCTTGCTTTTTCAAGTTCAAGTTTCGCCTTTTCAAGAGCTAACTGTTTCTCGGCGAGGTCAGCAGCTTTCTCTTCTTCTTCGTTTCTCTTTTCAAGGGCTTCCTTAACCTTGTTAAGTTTGTCGATCTGATTGTCATAGATAGTCTCATCATTGCTTTTCAGATTTTCCCAGTAAGAGATTTCCTTGTCAACCTCATCACTGTAAAGCTCCTGTATCTTCTTGGCGTGGTTAAGTTCCGCGTCGTAGATATTGTCAAGATAAGTCTGTCTAGTCTTTTCAAGTTCACGCAGTTCGTCCTCATAGCCAACAAGACCCGAATCCTGAATCTCCTTTATGCGTCTGTCAATTTCTCCGATTGCCTGATTTGCCAGTTCAATTTCTCGGCTGTAAGCCGCATCGACTGCCGCAATCTTTTCGTCAAAGGTTGCATCGGGTCTGCTGAGACTATTATCAATAACGTCGGTAAGCTCCATCCATTCTTCCTGAACTTCATGAAGCTTTACGTCCCAGTCGTCGCAAGCCTGAATAACCTCTTTCATGTGGTCGGTCAAATTCTCAGATGCAAGACTTGCAATGTCATCTTCCGTGATGTTTAAGTCTGTGTCAACTTTGAGGACAAGCCCCATAGTGTCAGCTTTGAGGATATCGTCCGCACCCTGTAAGGCGTTTTCAAGATAGTCCCCCAAAGTGTCATCGTCAAGAATTGTACCATCGGGAAGAATAGGCGTGTAGTGAACCGCTACATACTTGCCGTTCTCCTCGTCGCCCTGCCACAAGAACTCCAGCCCAGAAAGAACCGTGGCACGAGAACCATCTTCCATCTCAACCTTTGGGCGTACAGTAAGGTCTACATTGCCAAGGCCAAACTCTTCCTGCATTTCTTTATTGAATGCGGAGAGTTCTTCTCGCTTCTGCTTGATAAGTTCTTTCTCGTCCAGTGTACGTTCAAGCTGTTTGTCAATCGCTTCAGTTTCGGCGGCGATATTCTCAAGAGCTAAGGTGTGATTCTTTTCAAGATTTTCCTGCTCATTTTCAAAGATGGTCTGCTCGTTCTGATAATATTCCGATGAATATTTTGTCAGGTCAGAGAAATATTTTTTGTTTGCGTCTCTGAGCCATTCAATATATTCTGTCTGTGTCTTCTGATGTGTCGCAACAAGATACTGCCACCTTGTATTCTCGGTGTCAAACTGCTTCTTCCACTCGTCTTCACCTTCAGATTCCTTTTTATCTTCAGGCTTAGCATTCGTAATTTCGTCATAAGCATTATTAAGTGCCGCTTCTTGATTGGTAAGCTCTCTGATTTTTTCAGCAATTGCAGACGTGTCCTCGCCAGCCATAGCATGAGTAGCCATAACGGTTTCCCAACTTGCTTTAGCAAGACGTGTTTCGGCGATCTCATTCTTGATTTCCTGCTGCTGAAGTTCCTTGAGCTTTTCAGTATTGATAACAAGTTTACCGTTCTGAATTTCTAAGCACTCAGAATATTTGCTACCCATTGCAACGATATCGTTATATGTGGACGCAGAGATTTGTCCCTCGTCACGCATTTCTTCCATTGCAGTCTGTGTCAGCTTAACTTGATTTTCCACAGTGCTGAGAGATGGGGCGAGCACACTTGTCGAGGTTGCAGAAAGCTCTCCTAAAAGAAGATTGCTCTCATTGATAACACCATTGGCATCTTCAATGTTCTGTTTTTCCACCGCAATAGTATCTGTAAGGTCTGCAATTTCGGATTGAGCCTTTTGGTAATCGTATCCCGAGTTGTAATTCTTATTTGAATTTAACTCGTTTAAGCGATCTTCCATATCTGCGATATGATTTGTCGCTTCAGTAATAGCTCCTCTTGATTCCGTTATAGTTAAATTTAAAGCATCTTTAGTAGCTTTGATGTAATTCTTTTTAGCATCAGTAAGTTCCTCTGCCGCAATTGTATATCCTGTTGCGGTTTTCTCAAACTTGCCTGCGAGCGAACTATCAAGATTAACCATGGTGAGAACGTCATCGAAACTTATACTTCCACCACTCTTTATGGTGTCGTAAGCGGTATCAAATAAGTCTGCGTTCTTTATTGTGCTTGCAATCTGTTCCTTTGCAGTCTTGATTTTAGCTTCAAGTCCTTCAACATCAACGGTAACAGTAGGAAGAACCGAAATAGTTACTGGAACACTGTCAAACGTGAAGTCTTTGAACGCATCCATATTACGCAGTGCGGCTTCGATAGCTGCCTTGATTTCATCGTCAGAGCCTATGAACTGGTTGCGCATTTCAGAGTTCGCCTTAGTTGCATTTGCCACTAACGTGTTAAAGAAGGTTTCATATTCTTCCTGCGTCTTAGGAAGTTCGCCGCCTTTAAGAGAGTTTATAATAGCTTGTTGAGCAGCATTGTTGTTTAAAGCGTCAATTTCATTTATGTAATTTTCATAATCAGTTCTAAGGATTTTAAGACGGTCTGATATTCGGGTAAATATATCAAAGTCGCTCGCTCTGTCCGATCCGAAAGATGAAATAAAATCCTGTTGGATAGATTCAAGCGTTTCATAATTCTTAACAATACCTTCAATTGTGTCTGTATCTCCCTGTAAATTAAACAACCAACCTACATTAGACCCATTTTTATTAATTACCTGAGTCTCTATATTGTTATACTTCTTAAATATATCAAGAAGTTTTTGATATTCGCTAGAGTTTTTCTGAGGGGTTCCAGCAGTATTGTCAAATAATGAAAAAGCGTTGCTACTAGTAAAACTATTCTTACCTGTCTTGAGTAAGGTTTCTTCGTAAGCTTTTATGCTTCCAACAAGGTCTCCATGAGCCTGTTTTAAAGCATCAAGCGACAAAGTATTAATCGCATTATCCAGCGAACCATACTTATCAACAAGCTCTGAAACAGCAATGCCTTCAAGACCCAAAGCTTCAAGGAGGTCATTAGTCTTTGCAGTTAAGTCTTCCTTGCTCGCAGTGCCGTTGTCAACAGCATCATTCAGACTGACATATTCGGTGTGAAGCTCTGAGATAGTCTTAGTTGTTTCCTTAGCCGCCTGACCCGCTTCCTTGGCACGCTCTGCCACTTCCTTGGTGTAATTTATAGCAGCAGCGATCTTATTTGTAATGAAGGTAATAATTGCAACAAGACCAATGTTAAAAGCGAGATTCAGCGCAGTAGCGGCAACCTTTCCCGCAACAGCCATAGCTTTCTGAGCAAGGCTTAAACTATTTGTCGCCTGTGTAGCCGCATTTACTCTTGCGGTATACATATCCTGACTAAGTATGTCTACTTTGCGCTGAGCGTTAAGATCGTTTATTACTGCGACCTGCTTCTGCGCAACTTTAGACGTGTCGGTCATCGTTGCGTTAAACGCCGCCTGAAGATCGTCGGTCTTTGTTATCTCGGTAGCGTAATTTCTCAGTGCCGCCGAATCTGCATCCGAAATGCCGGCACGAACATACGAATCCATAAAGCTTCCGCCTATTGCTCTTAGGTGACGAAAACGCCCGCTGTCAATGTTCATTACATTGGTACGATAATTTGTACCAAGAGTATTGAACGACTGACCAAGGAATCCAAACTTGTTGGAGAAACCCTTTGCGTCGCCATCGACAACACTGAACACACCTGCGTTCTTCATTATTGTAAACGAAGAAAGAACTCCCGCAGAAATGATCGAGAGTGAGCCAAAGTTGTCTGCAATTTTTGTCAGCAGATTTAAGATGCCTGTAAGTCCATCGGTCGCATTCTTGACCGCATTTGTATCAAGAAATTCCAGCGAGAAGGACTGACCTGCCGCTTTGAGCTGTGCAAGCTTTGCGTCAAGGCTGTCAAGCCATCTCTCATGCTCGGTCATTGCACTTCCTTCAGCATCGCTTGCGGCTTCAAATGCTTTCTGAATCTGACCCGACTGAAAAGCCTGAAGCAACGCCATACCCTGATTGGCTCGGCTCTTACCGAACATAAGCTGAACAAGCTCACTGGCTTCTGTATCATTGAGGTCTTTGATGACCGCCGCAACTTCTTCGAGAATTTCGTATGTACTCTTAAATGCGTTTGGGTCATCTGCCTGCATAATATTAACTTTGCCGTGCGTAAGATTGTACATCTGTGTCTGCATCTTGCTGACCGATTCAATGTCTTCGTAATCTTCGCCGATTTCCTGAAGCTTGCCTGCCTGATTCTGAAGTCTGAGAGAAACTACTTTTAAGGCATTACCCAAACTTGCAATATCCTGTGTAATTTCTCCGCCGCCTGTAAGCAGTGCGAGCGTCTGTTCCAAACTGTTGCCTGTGAATGACATGGACGAAGCAGCACGTTTAAGGCCATCTCCTAGCCCAGCTGCGTCAACACTGAATTCATTCGATCTGTTACTTTCGGGTGTTAACCCTACTGACCGTACATAGTACGGCGGATAGTCATTTCTGGCTACCTCTTGCGTTTCATTATTAGATTATATCGCAATGTCCAGACTGTATCTTCACCCTATTTGAAATAGGGGAGTAGCGAAACCCATTATGTTACCATAACAGGTATTACAGTCGTTACGCTAACTTTATGTTCAATAATATCGTTTTTACTTCGTCATCTGATAAGTAATATGGCAGCCTTATCAAATTAATACCGTGGGATTTGCAATAATTGTTCTTTATATTATCTCTTTCACAGGTAAGTTTAAACCCATTTTCTCCACCAAAATAATCTATTGGCTTATAATGTTGCATACCATCGGTTTCAATCATCGCAACAAGGTTGTTTTCATTGTCGAATACTGCAAAATCAAACCGAAGAACATTGTTCTTTTTACAATCTGGGAATGTATATTGTGTTTTAAAGTTAACTTTATTATCCTTTAATATTTTCTCCACTAAGATTTCTCTGTGCGACATATTACCGCATCCACAAGATTGAAGCTTACCACTCTTTATTAACGCAGGCAAACCATAAAAATGACTGTGGCATAAACCACACTCACATTCCCACAGCATTCTACCTTTGGCATCTCTTTGATATGGCTTAATAATTTTCAATCCTAATGGAGAAACGTACCCAGACGAATCTACATATCTTGTTTCAGAAGCACGTTCTCTTTGTAAACACCCGCAGGACTTGGTATGACAGCTTTGAACGTCAGCTTTATTCAACACCACTATATTCCCACAATCACATTTGCATCTTACTTTAAATGGAGTTTCATCCCACAACGTTTCCAACACCAATAGCCGCCCGAATTTTTGACCATCCACTTGTTTACGCATTACCTCAGCGTGTTTAGTTTTTGACCTACATCCGCACGAAGAATTTTCATGCCATTTATATCCGTCGTGTTTTATAACATTTTTATTTCCACAATCACAATCGCATATGTACACCTTGGTGGAAGTTCCGTTATAATTGTAAATCTCATCAACAATAGTTAAAAATCCATGCTTTTCTCCAATATGCGAACGTCTGTGTTTTATATGTGCGTCTTTCGTTCCACATACTCCACACTTAGTTTTCTTGCCTGAATTCAATTGATCGCTAGAATAATATACCTCTGTGTTACCACAAGAGCATTGACATTTCCATTTTAGTTCACCATTAATTCTCACTCTTTCAGTAACTAATAGTTCACCAAATTGCCTGCCTATTAAATCGTATTTTTTACTCAACATAACTCCTTCTGCCATATAGTGAGTTATATTATTGAACATAAAGTCTTAGCTCGGTCTTGTCCATCTCTGGAGTTTAACCGATATAGCTACTTTGTCTATTACGCATTACTGCGTAAAGGGGCAAAAAGTCTACCCAATTTATTAAGCTCGTCAACAACACTGATAGCATCGGAGCTGGAAATGTTAAACGATTTTAATGCTGTGACAATATCCTTGACAGCGGTGTCATTGTCAACCTCACCAACGTTCGCATAGATCGCACTGACCTCAGCAAGCTTAGATGCCTGATCGAGACTGTAACCAAGCTTCGCCCATGTCGAAGTCTGCTCAACAAGGTCGGACACAGACATACCGAGCTTCGTCGCATTTTCCGAAGCCTTAGTAAGAAAACTGTCATATGTCCTTGCGGTTTCGTCGGTGACTTTCTTCAGCGAAACCATCGCCGAGTCCACGTCTTTGATTGCGTCGAACACCTTATAGATTGATGTGTAAAGCTGTGTGACAACAAGAGAGCTTCCGATACGAGTGAACATATTGGTGAGTTCTGCACCAAACCTGCCCGTATCCATGTTAATAGACCATCTTGTTTTTGATGTGTTCGCAAGCTTCTGCATCGCCGCATTGGCTCTGTTCAAAGCTTCCTCACTCTGATCCGCCTGTGCAATAAGTGTTCTCGTTTCAGAAACTAAACCAGACTGCGAAGCCGCAACTTTAGGATTTAATGCACACCACTGGGCAAACTGCTTGTTCAAAAGCTCCTGCGCCGATGTCAGCTGTCTGTCCGCCTGAGTAGCCGCAAGAACAGTTGACCCTACGAACTCATAACCCGTACCGAGTTCGTTAAGCTTATACTTTAATCGTTCGATCTCATTCTGGCTGTTCGTTACATCCACAGTAAAGGTTTTTATCTGATGGTCGGCATCATAAGCCTTAACCGTAAACTTAGCGTTTTCCTCACCCAACGCTCTAGTATGTTCCTTAACAGCCTGTTCAATATTCATCAGGTTGTTGTACGAAGTGGTGAGCTGATTGTTCGCTGCAACCGCCTGAGTCTTCAAGGCAATTGCACGCTGTTCTGCCGCAGATAATTCCGCCGAATTTCCAGTCGAACCTGCAACAGCAGTCTGTGTGTTTGCTGGAACTACCTGATTGCCACTCAACCGTAACTTAACTGTCTGCTCGGTTGCAAGCGCACTGATTATATCGGTCAGCTGACTTTTAATAAGAGTTTTTGATGCGCCCTTATCAAGACCTACGGTCACAAGAGGTCTGAAAGTTTTCTGCTTTAAAAGACTTGTTATAGAATTTTGAAGCTTAACTTTTCCTTTGTCGTCAACAACAACACTGATTTTCAACTGCTGTTTCTTTGCAGAAGATAGTACGTCATTAATTTGCTGATTAAAAGATTTCTTGTTGTATGTTCCAACAACTCTCGTTGAAACCTTTACAGATTTTTCTCCAATATTCTTTACAATATCTGAAAGCTGCTGACTTACGGTTTTACCTCCGCTCTTAGCAACAAGTTTTATGCCTATCGAAGCATCAATATTCTTGACAAGCTTTTCAATGGAAGCTTTCATCTGCGCCTTAGCATCTGCGTCCTGACGTGCAGTCGCTACCACGCCAAACTGAAATTCGTCCGCCATATTTTCACCCTTCCTATTTAACGTGATAGCCTTTCTGTTTCAAGGCACCGCTTATTTCTTCTCTTATATTTTCTTCGTTTGCCACTTCACTCACAAACGGACGTGCTTCCATCCACTTGTAATGTTCATGATTAAAGTAGTTCGGAACATATCCACGTTCGATCCAATCAATGAAAGATGTCCTGTGAACGTCAGACCATATAGATGTGTTGTGGTCTTTGGTAAACTTCACCGTAGTCTTATCTCCATCTCTCTTGACCTTGTAATTGTCGGGGTCGTCCAGCGTGTGTCTGCGCTCATACATTGTAGGGGAGTATGCACCATACACATTTGTCTTTGCCTTGTCAGCAATCTCTTCCTTTAATTTCGGAGCAACCTCTTTCTCAATCACAGAGTTTACCTTGCGATTGATTGCCGCCATAAGCGACGAATAATCATTATAAACCACAACATCACCTCCAATAGTTGACATGAAAATCAAAATATGATATACTGTACTCAGATTTATTTAGTTAGGAGTTGTGCCACATGAAAGAATGTATGTCATGCCATTCAATCTACGATGACAATATGGACTTTTGCCCCAAGTGCCACATAAGACTTGTGAAATCGAAGAACGTTATCTCATGCCCGAAGTGTAAATCCACAGCCGTTCAGATAGGCAAACGAGGATTCAGCCTTTTTTGGGGCTTCCTCGGTTCTAATCAAACCGTTAACAGATGCGGTAACTGTGGATATAAGTGGACACCGAAGAATTAAACCGTAATCCTCAGCCCCTGCGTAGCCGCATAAACTTTCGCCGTACTGTTCCTTGCTCTCAGCTGTCCCTCAATTGCACCCGCAAACAAAGCTTTTGAATCCATGTTTCCGTGAACAAGGTACAGCCGCAGATATCTTCCTGACGAGTAATAATCCATAAGCTCCCGATAGTTCATATGCGAACTGAACGACGAAAGCTCTACAACCTCGGCACGCTTTATGTATCTCGTACCGCCGATTGATACCTCACCGTTAGGCTTGCACTTGCAAATATAATCAGCCGTAGTCTTCTCGCCTGTGTAACCAACGAATACAACAGCACTATCTTTGGACGGCAGATACTTCTGAAGCCACGCAACACTTCTGCCATTGCAGCACATTCCGCTGGTCGTCAGAACAACTGCATTGCACGGAGCGTCCTGCCAATATCTCGAAGTATTATAGTCAGTGTTCCAGATAATATTTTTATCCTTCCAAATCCTGTTCCACCGAGATTTATTGATGCTGTCAAAATTTTCCGAAAGATTGTTGTATTCCTTGCTCACTTCAATGCCAAGAGGAGCGTCCACAATGATCGTAGGCATCGTAACATATTTCCGAAGCAGTTCAAGCTCATTAAGAACGGTTTGCAGTCTGTCTAAGCTGAACACAGGTATAATAACCTTAGCTCCGTGAACCTCAGTACATCTTTTTATGATTTGCTCAAGTATATTCTGAGTTATGGCAATCGGTACACTGTTTCCTCTGCCCAACTGTGAGTAAGTGCTTTCTCCGATAAGAACATCAACAAAGGGAAGTACCTCACACCTTTCACAGAACTGTCGTGCATGAACCGCACCAATGTCGCCCGTATATCCAATGCGTTTTATAAGGTTGCCGCACTGAAACTGCAACAGGATCTGCGAACTTGCAAGAATGTGTCCCGCATGATAAAACCGAAAATATACATCGTGTGTAAGCTCGTACATCTCACCAAAGTCAAACTCCTCAATATAGTTAAGGCACAAATCCACATCTTCATCTGTGTAAAGCGGCTGAACATTCTTCATGTGGAAGTTCCGTTCAAGACGTTCCGCATCGCTCTTGAATATCTTGACACAATCCCGCAGCATGAGGGCTATAAGATTCTTGTTGCCCCTTGGCACAATAACCTTCGCCCGACAACCCTGAGCAAACAGATGGGGGAGTGCGCCGCAGTGGTCTGTGTGAGCGTGTGAGATAAATATGTAATCAATCTCCTGTGGCTTCAGTCCCTTTATCGGATTGCGATTTATCTTATAGTCTCGGCACAGATTGTTGCTTTGGAACAAACCGCAGTCTAACAATATCCGAATGCCGCCGAACGTAACAAGATACATCGACTGCGTAACGTCAGATGCAGAGCCGCCGAGAAAATCGACGGTTACATCATAATTGGGTTTTGACATAGAATCAATCCTTTGCGTTCATTTTGATATTCGCCCTCTGGGTTATCTTATCCAGCTTGTCAATAGCTGAATCAATGCTTTCGCCGCCGAGAGACTTGTCAAGCTTGTCTGCAAATTCCGCAACATAACCTGCAAGCTCTTCCACTTCTCCTGTAAGCTGTGCTACCTGCTGCATAAGAGAATCAACCATCTCTTCTCTGCAAACCGCAATGAGCTGAAGCTTGTGAGCGATTCTTTCATTGACAGCGGCTTCAATCGTATCAATGCAGCCCTCATACACATCATCAATGTTAGAGAAACGGAACACAAACTGCACCGACTTGTACGCCTTAGCAATATCCTTGGGCATTGAAATGTTAGTAAGCTTCTCGACAATGTAATACTTAATCAGAAACTTCTTGAACTCAGGAGCGTACATTTCAACTCCACCGGTTCCATCTTCATCTCTGTGTGCAATGGGGAAGCAGTCCGTCACAACGCTGTTTACGATATCTGAAATTTCGGCAAGCGAAGGCTCATGCATCTCAAACTGTGAACCCTCGACCACCTTGCCGTTGATATCATAAAACTTTCCGATAAGCTCATTGTCCTTTGTGTCAGCGGCAGCCATAACAGCTTCCATTACCTTATCCATATTGTTTATAGAAAATTTACCTGCCATATTATTCAATCCTTCCTGATAATGTGAGCGATCGCCCATTCCGCAATGCCGATGCTGTCAGCTTCATCATCGGTCACAGCAAGTCCGTATTTATCCAAAACAAATTTCTGTGTATTCTTCTTTTGTTCTTCACGCTTCCTGCCTGTGATTCCTATAAAGCTTTTCCAAGCCGTTGACTCGATCACTGTAAACGGAATGTCGTGCGTAAACAAATAAGCCATAATTATTCCCTGCAATTGTGCAAGCTGGCGGTACGTTGAATAGTTGTGCTGAAACTGAATCTGTTCAAATACCACATAATCAGGCTTTACTTTTGAAATAAGTTCCGATATTTTCTCGTTCATAAGACGCATTCTTTCATACGCCTTTTCATTTTCGTTGACCACAAGAACACCGCTTTTGTAATATTTGCCGTTCTTAACAATGCAAAAACCTGTCTTCTTTGTGCTTTGGTCTAACGAAAGCATTATTTTTATGTTGTCCATATTCCTTCCTTCGCCTTTGAAATAAAAAGGGAGTGCCGTTAAGCAACCCCCTCACATATTCTTAAAATCTCGGCAGATACTCTGCACTCTTTCTGAGATTATATATTTCTGCTGTTCAGGGCAAAATCGCTGTCCAATGCAAACGCAGTCGTTCTTTTTGCAATAGATATATTTCTTATCATTGTTGTCAACTACGCCTGACTTTGATGCCTGATGTTCGCATATATAAATCATTTTATTTCACCGAGCGGCACTCGAAATTCTTTGTTCCGATCTTGCCGATCACCTGAATTTCAATCATGTCGCCGACCTTTACGTTTTCTTTTGTTTTAACCTGAATGCCGAAGCCATTGTAATCCACACCAACAACGTTATCAGGAAGCGTCTGGATAACCTTGCATGACACCACACAAGACTTCTTCGCTTCAATAACTCCGCCGTTGCCATCTACAACACCAACGAGAAGTTCAGGATGCTTCTGTTTCGCTTTATCCATACTTCACCTCGAAGAAAAGGAGCCGCCCGAAGGCAGCCCCGCATTGATTAAACAACAGAAACCTTGACGGTAGCTGTCAGAGAATCATCGTACTTGATAGTGATGTCAACATCACCAGCCGCAACAGCTGTGATTACGCCCTTATCAACAGTAGCCACTGTGGGCTTGCTTGATGTGAACGTAAGCTTGCTGTCAGAATTGCTGAGAAGCACACGGTCGTACAGTGCAGACTTCTTGCCGTAAACCGCAAGTGTCTCAGTCTCCGAATCCGCAGCCTCCAGCTCAACGACAGAAGGTGTTGCAACGATTGTGGAGTAAGAGGTGAGCAGAGCTTCATCGTCCATATATTCCTGATAGTAACCGTAAGATTCGCCCTGTCCGCAGTCGCCGGAGTCTGTTGCCAGAGGATTGCCCTTCAGCTCATATGTAGCATCAGCGGAATATGTGTGTGTAAAATTGCCGTCGAACTGGAAGATAGGGAACACATACTCAGACTTGCCGGCCTTGCCGACAGAACTCTTGAAGATAGGAGAGGTAAGCGTCAGCTCGCCGACCATAGGAGATGTAGATGTGGAAAGATTAATTCTCTTGCCTGTGTAGTCAAACAGACCAAGTGCGCTCACGCAGTCACCAACCTTGAAGCCGTAAGCTGTAAGGTCAACAGTTGTAGTTGTTGCAGGAACCTTAACATAAGTACCATCGGCTCTCTTTACGTTGATAAACTTGTCAACAGGAACACCGGGCAGTTCAATGATAACCTTGTTGCTTGTGCCATCAGTTGCGACGATGTTGAGATCATTGGAGATAAACTCATAAGAACCGATCTTGATAAGAGAACCTACCTCAGCCGCAAGAAACTCAGGCATCCAAGATGCCGCAGTAAGAGATACCTCGATAGTCTTGTCTGAGAAAATTGTACCGATAAGTACATTGTCCTGACCGCCACGCTTCTCAGTTTTCGTCTGAGAAATCGCTACAGCAGCAGAAGTGTTAGCCTTAGCCACGAAAGCAACTTCGCCCTGATACTTGAAGATCGCATCGGCAGTCTTAGGAAGAAACGTAAAACCCTTATTTTCGTTTGCCATATTCTTTTTCCTTTCCTTTATTTCTTAATAAAATATTTATCAATCAACGCATTGCTGCGCTGTCTGTTTAACCAGTGAGGAATCTCACTCTTGAATGTTACGAAGCCTGACATAGAAGCCGTGCGGCAGATAACGTAATCCTCACGCTGAAGGATCTTCTGCACAAACCGATTGAACCTCCGTACACTCATTTCCTTTAAGTCTTTTACATCGGAGCATTTCAGTTCGAGCATAACCGCATCCTGATAATCCTCAAGAGACGCTTTTGTCTCTTTATCCTCGGCTTCTTCCTTTTTGATAAACTCCTTAATGTCGTTGTGAATAAACTCGTCATTCACCTCAAACCCGTTCTGTTCCAGAATGATTTTCCTGAAACCCTCGAACTGTTTCGCAGTAAACGACTTGCCATCAATCGACAAATGCCAAAGTCCATTTTTGTTGGTGAACGAAACGTCCTGCCCCTTGAACACAAGGTCGCACAGCTTGCATAAGCTCCCACATAAAGAAAGCAAGGGAATATTCTGACTGTTCCAAACAGCATCATTTGAATGACTGAGAGGTTCGGTCAGAAAGTACAGACGTGGCAGTGTTGCATACTCCTCGTTCGGATAGTCAAGAGGGTCAAAAAACAAACACTGAACATACTTGTTAAGCTCAGTCATATCTGCGTATTTAACAGGATAGAACTTCACGCCCTCATATTCGATAGGTTCATCGAAGCATAACTGACGGCAATACTTTTCGTCAAACTTCTCCTGCATCGCAGAGGAACTTTGCGACATTGACATCAACTCCTTCGAGTGTTATTATGCGGCATATATGCTTGTAGTCCAAAGCATCTTCAAGGTCGGACTTCAATACAAAGCTTCCGAGCCATGTCCTGTCTTTTGATTCGGACATCTTCGCAAGACTGTTTATGATCTCCCCGTCAATGTAATCAATGCGGGAGATATCCAGACTGTCATCTTCCATCATGATCTTATCCTGATGTGCCACAATGAAAATCTGAATCGTCGCACGAGCCACAAAAGCATTCTTGATATCTCTTAATCTCATTTCAGGGAAACCCGTGCGCACCATTATGTAACAGCGTTTCTCCTCAACAGTTTCCAAGAAACGGCGATAGGGAAGAATAACTTTGCCGATAAGTTCTTCGGGATTGTCAGGGTCATAGTCAGGGTAGTCCAAAGCTTTCACAACATTCGGAAGGCTCACAAGATATTTCATGATCGCACGCTTATATGAAGCGATAGCATTATACTCAGCCACCTGACTTCACCCCTTTCAATATGATAGGCAGCCTGCATTCACAAGTAGGGTCGGTATTACTGTCCGTGAGAACGAGCGTTATAGTCTTTCCAAGCAGAGAAAAATCTTCTGCAACAGAAAGTCCTACCGTGTTTCCGTCAATGTCCATTGACACCATGTTTACAACGTTCGCATCTCCATCAAGTCTCCACACCGCATTCAACCCGTCATCATAAAACTTTGCAGTAAAGGCCTTAGCTCTTTTGCCAATCTGAATCTGAGCCAGCCCCTTATGTTCGATAGAACAAAATCCAACTTTCTTAGGAAGAATCCGATCGTTCTTGTAATAGTCCGCAATCATAAGATCGGGGTTGTCCGTCGCTTCGTTATATGCACACTCCGAGAAGATAAACTCAATAGCACCTTTCTCGGGTCTGCCGACAAAGTTTTCACGTCTCGTGAATATATCGCTGTTGGAAAGCACAAACGCCGCAGGGTGATTGCCTGCCGCGTCTATCGTCGGCATATAAAAGTCCAAGTCAAGAAGAAACCTGTCATCACGGCGAAGCGTTACTGTTTCTTCGTCCACAGGGAGCTTGACCTTGACCTGAAACTCGATCTCCTGAAAGACGTTGGAGTCTCGCACACCCGTCGCATACTTCGCAGCATTCTCTGCATAGCCGACACGCTCAACGATACTGCCGTCACGCCTGCTTAACCAACGTACAACGCAGTTGCACAAGATACATTCCGCCTTCGGATATATCTGGTCGTTCAGGTCAACCGATGTTATGAACCACTTAGCGTTATAAGCGTCAATAATATCTCCGACATGAAGCTCAGCATCAGGACGGGCAATGATTTTCTTCTTGTCATGCGTAGTACCGTTGTATATAATAAGGTCTTGCGGCTCACCGTTGCGCAAAGTATCATACTGATAATCCGAACTTCGGTAAAAGTATTTGTTGACATTGCGCTTCAGGTTTGCAATCTTCGTATCCTTCCAATGGTTAAGCCCCGTTGAACCGTGTATACCACGAATGTAACTTATATCCATCAGTCGTCACCGTCCTCTGAATACGCCGCATAGTCAATTGTTATCTGTGCGCCGCTCTCACGATCCCTGTCCTGATAGTTTTTAAGCATAACCAGATTCTCGTCGCAAATATCCTTGTACATAGCCATAAAGGTTTTGCGGCTGTTGGATGGGGAAAACTTCTGAAGGTCTTTCGGAGTGAAGTTGATTTCATCTTTCTTGAACTTCGCAATATCTCTGTGTATGTAGATTTCAAACATAAGCCTTGCTACAATAAAGATTTCCTCAGACGAAAGATCACCCTCGACAACCTTATATATGTTATCGTTCTCCACATCAATCTCGTCGATGATGTTCAGAGATATCGGAACATTGCACCGCCACTTCCATGTCGAAAGAGCTTCCTCAACAATGGCATAGGCTCTTTCAGTGGCAAGCTGCATAGATTCCTCGTCAGTCAGATTGTAATAATCAAAGAACTCCTCGTCCTCCTCGATTATATGGAAGAACCTCTCTACGATTTTAGAAATCGGAGTTGACACTGAAATCACCGCCTTGTCTTATTTCGCAGATTCGTCTGCCGTATTTATTCGCTTACCCTTAATGCTCTTCTTAGCAGCGTCAGGGGTTACTGTTGCATTTGTAGTCTTTGGAGCAGTCGCTTCGGCAAGAAGTTTTGCCATCTCCGCCATCTGCTTCTTCAGAGCCGCAATCTCCTCAGCCTGAGAATCGGAAGAAGTTTCCTTGGGAGTAACCTTGATCGCAGACTTGTATTTGCCTGACTGAAGCTCCTTGTATCGCCTTTCGATAAGCTTGCTCACACGAGTAGGAATATCAATACCTCTGCCCGTCATCCACAGTAAAAGTCCTCTGACTTCATCGAACTGTGTTATGTTTTCGATGTCCAGAAGTTTCTGTAAGCCTTCAACCGTAGGCTTCTCCAGAATGCCTTTGATTTCATCGACAGTCAGAAGCTTGCGCCAGTCGTGCATTTTAAGCACATCCTCATACAGTTCCTGCTCATCTTCGGGAGCAAAGCGCAGCAGTCCGATCTTGAATGCATTGGTCGAGCTGTGTATGTAACGAATGTCGTCAAGCTCCACAGGGAATGTCGAAGGATTACCATTATTGTCGCAAGGAGAAATAACAAAACCATCGTTCTTTATCTTTACACAAACAGGGGAGAAACGATAGTTGTAAAGTTCATATGTTTTTGCCATTACCTAATTTACCCTTTCTTAAAAGTAAGGCGACCTCCGCTGTTGCGAAAGCCGCCCGCATGATTATGCAGAGAGTGTGATCTTTGCCACGTTCTCGATGTTTGTGATCGCATAACCGAAAGTAAAGTCCTTAACGAGAATATGAACCGTCTCGGAGTTGTAATCCATTGTCTCGTATGTATGAACCTCACCCTTCATATCAAGCTCGCCTATCTTACCGGCGATTCCGAAAATTCTCTTCTGTTGTTGTTTAAGAACAGACGCTACTCCATTCTTGCTGCATTAAGCAACCTCATACTTTCATATGAGCACAGACTATATCTTCATCTTTATAACTTCCGAATTATAAAGAGCATACCACTTCGACCACCAAACACTTGTGGTCTACTCCCTTGCGGGATAGTCGTTGAGGATTTCTCTGTTCGAGACTTTCCTGCTGATTGTCGATTTTGTTTAGTGTTTAGGATTCAACCTTGCACCATGTATTTAATTTTTTCTGCTTTCGCAACTTTACCATTTAGGCATATTTCATCCTTCTGTTTCAGTTTAAATACCTTTACGATTTTCCAGCATTTCAATATGTATTTATTCATATAGCTCACGCCAATACGCCGACTATTTATTTCGCAAATAAAATATTTAATCGGGAATTGCCAGCTCGCCGTTAGCAAGCTTCTTAGCAGTAGGAATTGCGGACAGTGTTGCACCGCCGTAAGTTGTAAGTCTGCCGTATCTGTTGAACTCGTCCTTCATAGCTTCAGACATATACTCGTGTGCGCCGGACATACGACCGATAGCCTGAATGTACTTGGAGAGAGCAACAATGTTCATAGAACCTTCGTTCTGGTCGGACAGGTAATTGGTCAGCTTGTCCATAGCTTCCATTGTAGGAGTAGAACCTGTAACCGCAAATACCTGATCGCCGCCCGTGATTGCCGCATCAACACCCGAGAATACATCTGCAAACAGGGCGTTCTTCAGGGCTTCAGTAGCATATGTAAGCAGTGTGGAAACAGACTTGAATCCGTTTCTGCGAAGGTCAACAAAATGCAGGTCTGTCTCGATCTGCTTATTCTTCCACGAAGGCTTCAGGAAGTTTACGTCGATCCACGAGCGGTCAACGTTGCCACCCTTAGCAGCATCATATGCGATGAGAGTGTTCTTGGGTGTAGCCATGATCTCAGCGTCATCAAACTCACCAACAGAACCTCTGTCAAAAAGCTCGTCGAGCAGTTCGTCAGGAGCATTGTAAAGCTCAGTCTGAACTGTCTTTGTTATGAGAGATGCAATCTCGTTGTTTGCGTCAACACCTCTTGCACCGATATCCTTAGCCCACGCATCGAGAGTGGAAGCGATTTCCTTCTCCTCGCTGGAAAGTGCAAGATTGTACTTACTCTTTTCGGCAGTCTTGTAGACCTTGCCGTCTTCCTTCATAATAGAAGCAACTTCTGTATTCAGCATAGTCGTTATTCTCCTTTTCAAAAATTAGTCAACGTATCTTACACGAGCAAGTGTGTGGCCGTTGTCGTTGTATGTACCGAGGAACTGGTAGTGACTTGTACCGGAAGCCTTCTTTGCAATCTTGCCGTCTGTGCCAGCTTCAACATAATCGTTTGCAACGAGAGATGCGTCGAACTGATCTGTGCCGATAACGTCAGCGTTGTCGAGCATATTCAGAACAACAAGCTCACCTTCCTTGATTGTGTTGAACTCCTCATCATAGTCGGAATGGTCTGCTCTTGCGGCATTCAGACCTGTGGGGATGGGGGCCTTGTTGACGAAAGCTACGTTTGTAGATGTTGCAGAAGAAGCAACGTCAACAGTCTTTGTTGCGTAATTGTACTCTACGAGCATACCTGTCTTCAGGTCGCTGGCAGCCTTGAATGTTGCATCGCAAGGACGATGTTCATTAATCTGGAAAAATCTCAGCATATTAATATCCCTTCCTTATTTCTTTTTACTTACCGAAGTATGAATCCATGATGGCTCTGAAATCGGTAGATGTTTCATCTCCGCCGTCGGAAATGCTTGCCGCTGCGGCAGAGTTTGCTTCAGCTGCTTCAGGCTTCTTTACTTCCGCAGACTTGTCAAGAGACGCAAGCAGTCTGTCTGCAATGATACTCTTGATACCAGCTTCATCCATGTTAGCCAGACAAGTCTTGAGTGTGTCGTCACTCTCAAACTCAGCTTCAGTAATAAAGCCAGACTTAACAGCCCTGCCGATAATCTGTGTTTTCTTCTCAGCCTGTTCTGCTTCCACACGCTGACGCTCAACCTCAGAATACTTGTCCTTATAAATCTTCAGTTCTGCAACCTCAGCAACAGTATCTTTGAGCTTGTCCGTCAGTTCGGAAACAAGAGCGTTAGCTTTTTCAAGCTGGCTTGTCAGTGAAGCGATTTTCTTATCCTTCTCCGAATCCTCATTCTTGTCCTTGTTATCATCTTTCTTTTCAGGCTCCTCAGCTTCAGGCTTGTTCTCGCCTTCTGCCTTTATAGGATCCGAAGAAGATGAAGACTCAGGAGTAGGAACGGTTTCGGGTTCTGCACTCTGAGCATTCTCAGGCTCAACAACAGAGTTAACAATGTTCTCAGTATCCAATTCTGATTTCTCCTTTTCTTCAGTTTTGTTTATACCTTTAATCGAGTCTCTTGCCAACGCTGCGGCTAGCTCAAACTCGTCAGTATCAATATCTTCCTTTGCGGCGCACTGCACCATGCCCGCACTTGGAACTGCACCCGGTACGTTTGTGCCAAGCAGACAGTTGCCGATGAATGAAACTCCTTTAAGAATCTTTCCTTCCTTGGTAAGTTCTGCTCCCTCAGAGATAAGCTCCCATGAAGTATGAACCTTGTTCTCAGCCCAAAGCTTGTCGAGAACCATACAGTATTCAGGGCATCTGACAGACCATATCTTAGCCTGAATCATGATGCAGTTCTTTTCGCCAACATACCCATCAAGAGTGCGCTTCTCAATCCAAGAGTTGACTACACTTCCGATAGCGGTAGTTCCATAGCGATATACCGTTTCACCGTTCGCCATCTCATCCTGATAAACTTCATGACCCCTGAAATCAACAGGGTTTCCTCGGCTGTCCGTCACAAGCTTTGCCACGATAGGGAAGCCGATGATAGACGCACAGCTTTTTTTGCCTTCCTCTGTTGAAATAAGACGGTGGTTTAAATCCCATTCATCCAGCACAGAGATAAGGAAGGTTGCAAGCTTATATGTCTTGAATTCTGCAAGCTCAACAAGATTACCGCTTAATACAAAATTTTCGCTCATACATCTAACTCCTTTCTTCTATCTCTGTCATAGTCCTGCTTATCACCGTCAGTCGGGTTTTCAGACAAAGGCCTGCCGCCCTCTGAATCGGAGTCATCGCCAGACTTGGTATAAAGGGAATTGTGCGGCGTGAATATGTCATCATATCCGTCAGCATTTTCTTCAAGTCTTCTCTGCTTTTCATCTTCGATAGAGAAGCCAAGCGTCTCGTAAGCCGTGCGCATGGAGCAGTTAAGCTTACTGTACAGAAGTTCCACAAGCCCCTTGCGAACATCAATGTCAGTCTGTTCTGCATCAATTATCGAAACCTTTGGCACGAATTCGGAACTGATACCATTGTCCGCAAGAACAATGCGATACCATTCTTCGAGCATCTTTTCAAACTGTTCGGATATCTTGTTGATAACCGCCATCAGCTGATTGATAGATATGGTCGCCACAGTAAACGCCTGATCACTTTCCGAATTCAGAAAGCCAATGCCAAGAGTGGTCATTACAATGGAACGATAAAGATTTATCTTCTCGTAATCAATGTCCTCGACCTTTGGTTCGATATACGAAATTCCCTCAACAGCAGGAGGACAGGTGACAACCACAGTAGGCATCTTCCAAGCAGACATAAAGTTCTTGTGAGCATACGCCATCTCAGTCAATCCATCTCGGCTTGCATCATTGCCAAGAATCTCTTTGCGCATCGTCTGGCAAATTATCTTCTTCGACTTCGCCTTGTTGTTCAGGTCGTCCGCATTATAAAGATTGCGAAGCCTGAGCAAAGGCTCCAACGCCCTGAAGTAAGGCGTAAGACCATACTTTCGGCTCATGTGCTGTATGCGTATAATGCCGCTGTAACCACGGCGCAGCTTCGCATATCGTTCGCCGTTCTTGAAAGCTTCGTAAACTTCATCAGGATAATTCTCCTTGATATCTTCCTCAAGGTTCTGCATAAACAGCTTCTTGTTTTTCTTGGTCTTGAGATAGGTCTTGCTTAACCGAGACTTCAGCTCAGTCATGTCGATCAGTATTTCAGGTCTGCCGTTAACGTCATAATCCGATACGATCGCCACACCAAGAGGGAAGTAGTTCGCCGCATAGCTTCCTTTCTCGCCACGCATACACATAATGTAATTGCCCTCAGCAAAGCTCATAGGTATTACATTGCGCAGGATAATATCCAAATTTATCTGCTTGTTAAAATCATCAATTATCGCTTCAGCCTTTTCCAGCCGTTTTGACTTATTTCTCTGGTCAGTGTATTTATTGTAATCAAGCTTCAGCCTTGTGTTGACGTTTGTTTCAAGAGCTTCATACGTCTTGCCAAACAGGTCGTCAACGTTGATAAAGAACCGCACAACTGAATTGATCTTCAGGATTTTCTGAAGGTCGCTCTGCGGCGTTATCGCAAGCTGTTCAATTTCCTTAAAGGTAACCGAAGTGGTCGAAGAACCTTCGTTAAGATATACAGCATATTTCTCGTTCTGCGGGTCGTAAGTATCCAAAGCCGACTGAAGCATCTGCTTGACCTTTTCAGATGTAGTAAGAATCATTGTGTCGCTTGCTTCATCATGAGTGTAGGTCACATCAAAATCTTCCACGATTCCACCTGCCTTTCTGTTTAGAGTTATTGGTTATCTCGATGCGGAGTTGCACCGCATTAAACTCGACTGCGACAAGATATAAAAAGACCTCTCAGCTTCCCACAAACTGAGAGGAAATTACTTACTTGAACCAAGCGGGGCGGAGGTAATCCCCGCAATTATGCTTACAGCACGACCTTCGCCGTACCTCCAATAACTTCTTTGATATTCGGTCACTGAGACGACTGCCCTGTGCTGCAAGGAGCGACCTCGCAACAGACAGCCGTAGGTTACAAACCTCATGCTCACACAGGATTGATTACCTGCAAGTTTCACCCGACATTCAGCATTGTTCATTACCAATTTTTTTAATCATCAATCAATTTGCAAGTTGGTACTAACTGTTATAGGGCTACTCCAACCGACGACTTGTCTTATAGTCCAATTTCTCAGACATCAAAACAAACAGCATTATTTTTGGAATACCACAAGAACCCCATAGTTCCACCCACAGGTTTGTGGCTTATTCTCCACAGGAGCGTCTATTATTGCTGCGACAAGTTCCGTACCTTTCAAAGCGTTATCACTCAGCACTGCAACTGCATTTGGCGGTTTCCACCTCATCATATATGCTCACACATATAAGGTCGGCTTGAAATGAAAACTATCGTTTAATCACTTCATCCGCTGCAATCACATCCCGAAAGGGTGTCATCCCTTTATGCATCGGGGTTGCTGTAAACATAATTCCGAGAATTACGCATGGCGGTAATTATAACGGGGATACCGCAAATCCCGTATCAGTCAGAAGTCAATTACACTTGTAAAGACTTCTGCATTTTCATAACTTTTCTGCGGCTTACGGTCAACGATCTTGCCACTTCTGAGCTTCTGCAAATACCAAGCGATCATAGCCAAGCAGTACGCTCGGTCATCATTGGTATTACGCTTGTCAGGGGCAAGGTCATATCTGATGCTCTTGCCTTCCTCATAGCGATACATATTGATCGTTTCTTCTTTGGTAAGCTCTATCTGGCGCAATGACACCATCTCTTCATAAGAAAGCTTGTAATCGTAAGCAATCTTTTCGGTTTCAGTATGAGTTCCGTCTCCATCTTCGTTATCCACAATGACATCTCCACCGTCCTTGAACAGCGTGATGAAGTCCTTACCATCATACTGAGGGAACGTAATAAGATCCTGACTAAGCATCTCAACGAGAGCGTCAAACATCAGAACCTTGTTTTTGCGAGGGTTAATCAGCATCTGCTTGTTGAGCGCATTTGGAAAACGTCCAAGGTATTCCTTGTGTTCCTCAAAGTCGATCAGTCCACGGTGCTTCGTGATGCCGTCACGGGGGTCAAGCCAATCTTCCATGAACTCGTCTCCGATCAAACGTCCGCCGCCGCCTGCACCTGAATCTATAAGAAGCTTTTCCAGATGCTCAAAGTCTGCGGTATCTTCACCGTTGTACTGAAGTATCATTCGCTTCAATTCAAGCCGCTGGTCAGGGGAACGCATAGGAGTTTTATTCTTGGACTTAGGGTCTAAGAAGTTTCGCCCATTGATTATGCGAGCTTTAAGTCCGACCTTTTCATCTTCATATAACGCCGCCACAAGTACAAACGAGTTGTCCGTAGTTCTCGCAGGGTCATATGCAAATACGATCCTGTCGCCGTCAGATGTGTACTCGGGAAGTCTCGCTTCACTGTTGCGAATAAACATCGACCGCTTGAACGGCTGCTGATCGCCGCCATCAACTGTGAACTTATTGTAAAACTCTCGTAATGCTTTATCTTTATTCTTGGACATTTCGTCTTCCACGTCTTCCTTTTTCAGCAGGGAAACAGGATAAAGCTTGCCGTTGTATGTAGCATTGAATATAACATCACAGTTTATATCCGCAACAAAATAGTTAGGGTCGCCCATCATCATCTTCTTCGCATATTCCTTGTACGCATTCTGATAGAAGTATGTACCCATATCAGATGCGGAACTTGCAAAGATAGCTTGGTTCGGGAATTGTCTCGGTCTAAGCTCAACCTTAACAGAACCACCAAGCTGGAAGTTTGAATCCTGAGTGATAAACGGCATGGACGTTGTGAACATTTCTTCCTGTGCAAATCCAGCTTCGTCGTATATGTTTAAGTTGGAACGCTTGGAACGGTTGTGGTCAAACGCACCATTCAGCGAATTAGTTCGGCTGTCATTGAACAGCTTGTAGTTAAACGAAGACGCTCCATGAACAAATCCATCTTTGTCCGAGCGTCCCGATTCGATCTCGCCCATAAAGAAATCTGTAAGTCCTGTAAAGGAACTGATTTCTTTCTTGGCAATCTTTTCAATTTTGAGAAAGCATTCCTGCGACTGCGAACCAACATCCGACATGATATATGTCTGGAAGCGGGGGATAAGCACACCCTTGCCCATTACAAACGGAGCAACAAGCGTCGTCTTACCACTACCTCGGCTTTGACACCACACATTTCTCGGAGTGATCCACGAGTTCATGTACACATATTTCTGGTGGTCAAGAAATTCAATGCCAAAGAATCTTTCGCAAAATCGCACAGGGTACTTGCGTCCCCATGTGATTATCTCAGCGTACTTGGAGTATGCTTCAAGCTTTCTTTCGGACAGTTCACGTTCCGTTTTCGTCAGAATGTAATCCATCTTCTGAACCCTCCGCATCTACCATATATTCTGCTTCAGTCATTGCCGCATCAACCTCAGCCTGTAAAGGAACACTCTTGCCGCAATTATTCAGCGTTATCGTCATAAGACGGTTCTGTTCCTTTAGTGCCGCCACAAGTCTTCGCAGTTCGAGTATAGTCTTGCTTTGGTCTGCCACCATCGCAAGCTTCTCATCATCAGTCAGATAAAGCTGAGCAAGAATACTCTTGTTGCTTATGTCCGCTGTCTGCCTGAATGATTGGCAAGTCTCCACATCAAACAGATTGATCTCTGCATCAGTGAAATGGATATCTTCCAACATCTTGACCTGATAGGACAGACTGGACGAACCCTTCGCACCTTTGCTTGACAAGCTTGCAGAAATACCATTGTCTTTCGCAAACTGATTTATGGTGGTCATAATAGACCTCTTTGCCGTAACCAACGAATCAAAAAGCTTGGGATCTCTTACGCCGCTGCTCATCTGTTCTTCAATCTTCTGGTTTATGTGATGAAGCTGATTGTACGATGTGACAAGTTCAAGAACACCTTGGAGCTTGTGAGAATCATTAATGAAATCATCGTCCACAAGGTAATCGGAACATAGGTTGTACATCCGCTTCTTATCTTCTTCATCTGCACCATCAAAGGGATCATACTTGTAGATCTCAAGAATACGCATACGGTTCTTGTGGTCAGTCTTGCTGTATGTGATACCCTTGTCACTGTCAACGGACGCAACGACCTGCTGCGCCGTGTCAGCCTTAGACAGCATATCCATAAGAGAATCCACAAAGGTCTTTCCGCTGTATGCTTTAAGCTTCGATATGATTTTGATATAGTTCTCAAACTTACCGTTGGTTTTATCTGTATCGAACTTCTCAAATGCAGAATCAGAATAGTAGTAATCGAAATAATGACAGCAAACTTTCACCGCTGTCTGTAAGCCCATTTGTGATACCGCTTCAGCGAATATTCTTTCGCAGCAGTCTTTACATACCGTAAGATAAGTTTCATTCGACGCATATATCGAACTGTATTTGTTGGTATAGTAATTGTCAGCTCTTGCCGACATCAAACAGGCATTGTTGCATACTATACAGCGGGTCACGTTTTCTCTGTCTACGACCTTTCTGGTTGCAGTTGCCATACATACACCGCCTTAAAGTATGTCTCTGAAGTTCTTGCTCGCCCTGAATCTTGCGATTTTGTGCGGCGATACTTCACAGTAAACGGGATTCTCCTTGCTAGATTCAGGGTGCTTGACCTTGCGTCCCTTATATTCTCCCGTGTAAAAAGTTCCGAAGTTTGTGATCTTAACTTCAGCTCCAACTTCAAGAGCATCAATTATGATCTCAAACACGGTATCAACTGATAACTTGGAGTCTTCAATCGTCTTGCCCGTGCGCAGACGAAATTCATCCACAAGCTCAGGTTTCGTCATACGCAAATCCCCCTCATAAATGAATGTTTTCTTTGTGCGCCCTCTCGTCAAGAATGGCGAGATAGTTCGTCATAACATTAGCCTGCCGCTTCAGCAGGTCAACAGAACACTCCGGCGCAAAGGTGAGTGTTCCGTTCTCGTACTTGTACAGCATCGACCGCAGACCTGAAAGCCGCAGTGCCAGCTGAGTGTATTCTGCACGAAAGCGTTCTTTATAATCATCGCTTGTCATATCGGAAACAGTGTCCGCAAGCTTCATCATCATTACTAAATCCTCCATAAAACAAATTCACCCCACCGCACTATTGCACGATGGGGCTATATAGCTATTATATTCATTGCTTACAGCACAGTCGCTCTTGTTCTTACGCAACAACTCCAAATTCATCTCTAAGCTTTTCGACAAGAGCAACCTGACCTTTGCCAGTGATTAACGTTTTAGGAAATGTTTTTATACCATAAGCAGTGGTCTTAACAACTTCCTTGACCTTGAAGTATTCGTTTTTAAGATACCTCTGATAGGGGACATTGTTTGCCATCAAATATTTATTGCTGCGCAGCCATTCAAATAATCTGTTCCTGCCTATATCTATGTTTTCATTTTTCACAATCTTTGCAAATTCACCGATATCAACTGTATCACTTGATTCAGTGACGTGCTTTGCAAATTCGGTATAAGGCTTGTCTTCCTCTATCTTTTTAATAAGGGGAGTTGTAGCCTTTTCCACTTCCATGTCGGCAAGCTGCTTGCTGGCAACAACAGCATTCTGACCGCCATTATAGATCTCAAGAAGTAACTGTGCTTTCATATGCTCATTTGAATTTATAATTTCACGCATAGCAAAATACTCACGTCTAAGACTCTTACGAATCTCTTTTGCTTTTTCCGTTTTCATAAATCCGACAAGAAGCATATAGCCTTGTTCTGAAAGAAGATAACAATGTTTCTGCCTATTGCTTGCTATAAATCCTAAACCGACTGCATCGGTTTTAAAATTTTTATCGCAAAGATCTAAAATATCTACACCAAATTCAAATTCATCAATGTTCTGATTTATTAAATCTTGAATATCATTTAATCTTACTCCATGAACATCTGCTATTGTTTTAGCAAGAATTACCTTGCAATGTTCTCCGAAACCGCCTTCAACAATTGGGATGTCAATTCCCATAAAATTTTGAGTGCCTGTGACAACAATTTTGTTTTCCATAAACTTCAACCTTTCTTCGCACTAAGTAGCGAAAACACTTAATATTCATAGTTACTTGCCGATAACTTTTTATTGTTATCTGATGTGGAATGACTACGGCAATAGCCATTCCGAAAGGAGGTATTTATGAAAACAAAATCATTCTGAGATGAATAATCATCCCACATCAAACAACAATAATCAAATATTATAATGGTGGGCGCAACATTTCGCTGCGCCCAAAAGGAGAGTAAATGCACAGTTTACTCAAATCCACAAACAGAAGAACAGTCTGAAGTGGATTCGAGACGGGGATATCCCAATATGCATTTATCAAGTTTGACAGTTACACGAATAATGTGCAAGTGAGCCTGCCAGACAATACGTTTTATGTCTTTATTGTTCAGTATACTTCAGGACAGTCTGAGCCTGCGAACATAACATAAAGAACGCCATTGAACAGCCCGTAAACATCTGAATAAGTTCTTTTGGAATATTCAATCATATCCTCAAAAAAGTCGTCTATCCATTCACCGTCATCTGCTTTTAAAAGAGTATAATTTCTCAATGTATTCATCCCTTATTTCATAATATGAGTGGGCGAGAGTTTAACGCCATGCCCCCACAACCGGACGTACCATTTATTAAAAGAGTGTCGGTATTCACTTCATTGGGTGCGGAGATAGGATTTGCACCTATGTTCTTCACCTTATGAGGGTGACGACTTTCTAGTTGTCCACTCCGCCGCATTCCAAAGGGTTTTACCATATCACTTGGATAACCCTAAACCAAGCCCGCCGCTTCACGCACCATGCGCCACTGCACTGATATGTACGCTCGTGGAGTTAAACCCTGCCCGCCCGATTACGGCAGTTGGCAAAAGGGCAGGGTATTGATTACAGCATCATAAAGGTTTCAACCTTGCTGTCAGCCCTGATGACATCGTATATGCCTTCAGGAACTTCGCAGTATACATATGCATAGTCTGTGTCCACAGGCTTAAAGCATCTGTTATCCTTGTCGTATGCAGGTGTCAGACTTATGCAGCCTGCGTAATCCACATACAGCAGATAGTCAACATTGTTAGCATATTCAAAATCAATCACATCAAGGCAGTAAGCCGCTTCAGTGACTAACTCGCAGAAAAGATCTTCCGCAAGAATCTCAGGCAGTACGATAGCCGTGTTGACTTCATCCTCCTGATTGGTTCGTATAATTTCGGCAATATCATTAATGCCCTTGAATTTCAGCACCGTATTCACCCCTTTAATTCAGAATTATAGTTTCACTTCCGATATGACCATAAAGGTTATCGAACTTGTACAGCTTCGCCGCCGCTTTTGCACCCATCATTAGCTTGTCCGCATATGGGTCAGAGCCAATGAACGACGGCACAGTAAATACTTCTATGTTGTTGTGGTGTTCTTCGCCCACAATAGTCTCATTCGCCGAATGGGTATGACCAAGGAACGCATACGAATAAAGCTTCCTGTTCATGTTACCCATATCCTTGATTACATCTTTGGCACTTTTGAGCTGATGTCCATGCATCGCAAAGCATTGAAAGTTCATTACGTTGAAGTCAATGAACTCCTTGCCATTGTTGTAGTGTACAGCCACAGAGTTGTTGTCCGCCAGCATATCCGCAATGTAGTGCGAAATAATGTACTCCATATCTTCCGCTGCCAATTCGCTTGCCTTACTCCCGAGATTTCTTGTCTGCGTGTGGTTTGCCGTTGGCACATGATAGTAGTCAACGAAGCAATACCTCGACAGCTCATTCAGAAAGTTTGCCAGAAGCCGTGAAACCTCGACCACGCTCTCTACAACAGGTCTGTCATTCAGCTGAAGATCAGAAAGCCGCAGAATGCCCTGAAGCGTATCTCCAACATTGACGATTGCCAACGATTGAATACCTTCAGCATTGATCTTGTCGGCAACAGCTGCAAGCAAAGCCTGAAACCTTCTTTCGCATATCTCGGGAGAGTAACTGTTGTTTACGCTCGTGAACCTCGCACCGTAATGAATGTCGCCGATGCCAAGCACCCACGCAGTTTCAACACCATTGACATAACAGCAATCACGGAACTTGTCGGGCGGCTCAAGCTTCTGTACAACCTTAGCAATGTTCTCATAGAAAAGCTCGAAGCGTGAGTTGATGCGATTGTCCCTCGTGTTCTCCAGCTTTAATGCCTGAAGCTTGTAACGCTCACTGGCAATATCTTCTTTCAGTTTGAGAAGCTTCTCGTAATATCCATCGGCGCAATCTGTATTACCGAATACCTCTTCGATGTACGCACTCGCAGCCTGAAGAGGTTTGCGGTATGCACTCTCGGTTCGATATTCTTCCTCGCCGCTGCGGTATGCTTTGTTCACCGCATCAGCAAGCCCCTGCCATGTAAGCTCGCCGCTCTTAACGTAATCATATATGCGCCATGTAAACTGACGCTCAGTCTCATTAGGTCTTGGTGTCAGTTCCATCGGCTCACACCTTCCTGTACTTAGGGACACACTGAATAAATCTTCCCAAACCGAACAAAAAGTGGTATAATAAAAATAA